GGCGTTCTCGAAAGCAGTGATATAAGCGGCTTGGGCGTTCGACTCATACTCGATATTTCGAATTTTGTTTGAGTGCAGCTCGGCGGTTTTGTCGTTGGCACCATTCCCCGTGGGAATGAGTTTGATCGCTCGCGGCGATTCGCGAACGTCGTTGATGAGCTGGTTGGTGTATTGCCCGATTTCGTCTTCGCAGATGCAGGGACGGGATTGCTTGGGGTCTTCGCGGCGGGCGCGCTCGGCGGGGTCCCACCCGTCGCCGGCGGCAAATCGCATGTCGATTCGGGCCTGTTCCCGAATCTCGCGCCATGCATCGACCGCGTACTGGAAGTTTTCCCGAATCTCCTTGAGGAGTCCGGCGTCTTTATCAGGCATTTGGTCGGGGAGCGTCTCACGACGGCCCCATTCCTCTAATCTACGGCATAGCCTCTCGTCATCTGCTGCCGCTAACCAGGGCCTTTCATCACCCTGGCCTTTTATCGCTCCAGTGATCAGACCGGGGCGAAACTAAAAATTCGATGCTTCTTATTTCGTTCGCTCGTAAAGGACAGCTCCGCATTAGATCTCCTGGTCCGAGATTGGAATGTCCAAAACTTCTTGCGAGTGAATCGACCTCTGAATCGAGCATTTTCTCAGTGGTTTCGATAATATATGCATGCTCCAAGCCACGCGGAATTTCGAGACTCATACCATGATTTCCGACATACATCAAGTCAATTCGATCGAAGACATCGTACGCTCTTATTACTCTTATCTGCACACGTCTCTGAGGCATGAAGAAATAGGTCTTAATCGGTTCAGGCAGAATAATTCCCGCTCCCGTTATAGCCGACAGCTTTCCGAACATGCCGAAAAATGAGCGCCTCTTCATTTCAAACCTTCCCGCTGCCGCCAATCGTACGAGTGTGAGTCCTTCGACCTTGGCCCACGCTTCATCGCTGCGGTTCCCTTGCGTTTGTGACCCATCGCTGGGTCAGCGTGAAGTTCCTCCACCATTTTTTCCTTCTGAGATCCCGACAAAGGAGAGCCCTTGCTCAGAAGATACCTCACTTGGCGTCTCGTATAGGGCACCGTATTCCCCCCTTAACTGGTCAACGTAGCGGTCAATCTGCCAGGTCCTCAAAACCTTTTTGGTCTCTTGCTCTTTGGCATCCTTCGGAATCACGTAAGCATGCCACAACCAGGGGCCCATCGGCACCATCTGCCCAGTCTCTCGCCCCTCCGCGTCCCGCTGCGGAATCAACAAGTGCTTCTTGCGGATCGCGTCGATAGTGGTGAACTTGAGGCCGTACCGAGCGATGTTGCACGACATCAGGTAATCGTCCGTGAGGTGTACTTCGTCAAAGACCTCGGAATTGATCTCAGAGACTGCCGCGTGGATCGCCGCGCGCGCCTTATCGGGGGTTGTCCAGTCCGGGGGATGCCAAAAATCAAGGCACCAACCAGAAGCGATACTGAACCAATTACAAGAGCTAATCCCACGGCCATCACGGAGTAGATACTCATTGGATGTCCACCTGCTAACAGAATGATCGTTCCCATTGTGGGCCACCGTGTCAAAGGCCATGAAAAACGTTGGGTCGATCATGTCGGGATGAATCACTGCGTCCGAATCAATGACATAAATCCAGTCGTATCCCTGGCCCAACTCGTATGCCTGGAGCTTCTCAACTTCGATCGGCCACTCAGGGAATTTTCGCTCGCTGATGACGCGGAACTCAGCACCAACCTTATGAGCATAGCGCCGGAGAAGCGGATAGGTGAGCCGCGTGATCTCCGGCGCGAAGTTGTTGATGTTGACGGTAAGAACCAGTTTCTTCAAATTCCCTCCCGCGTAAGTGCCTGCCTCAAACTTTCAACTTCATCGATTGTCAAGCGCAAGACTTTAGCCTTTAATTCGCCGTTCGGACAGTAAGAGATCTGCCTCAGCACAAAAATTTTTAAGTTCTTTTCGTCCGTCTCCCACCAACAGTCACGAATCATACCGGAATTATTGCGAAGGACTGTCGTGGGATGACTGTCGTCAGACAAGTTCTCCTCCTTATGCAATCGCGGCCTGAGAAGCAATCCACGTCCCCTTGACTGGGCAATACATCTGCGTGAAGTTGTTCGTGGCCAGCGAATACCCCGCGTTGTTGGCAGAAAAATTGATAGCCTCATTTTTCGTGGGAAACACGACGATGGTCACAGCCGTGTTGAAATTCGCGACGATAATCGCCATCCCGTTGGCCGATGGGGGCAAGATGCAGGAGTTGTTGTTCGCGTTCGCCGTGACGATCTGGTTGATCATATTGCCAAGCTGCAGACCGTTGGCATAGTTCTGGGCATTACCTGAGTTACCTGCCAGAATGAGGCCATTGCCAGCCGACCCGAGCGCAAACGTACCAGCCGCCTGCGTTTCATTGCCGTTGTTCGTGATGGATGAACTGAATGTTGCGGCGTTGGCAAAGGTTACGGGCGTGCTGACAGTCTGCGAGGCCCCGCCCGACTCCTTCAGCAGGAAGACCGTTTCAAGTTGCGTCTCAAGCCCAGGCGTGAAGGCACCATACTCTGTTACCGTGTTGCTCGGCGTGTTCGCTCCCATGATTCCTCCGTGACGCCTCTCGGCGTGGTCTTGTCAGAATTTCTTCGCCGCGGTGCCGTCTGGCCCTCTCGGGTTAGGAAGCATCACAAACCCCTCAGCGAGTGATGGCGGGTCGCAATTCCCGCTTGCGCCGGATATTCTCCGGTTCTTCCCGCGGCGATTCCTTAAGCCTTCACTGCGATCGGCTCCTTGTTGCCCTGATGCTCTTCCTCGCCAATCTCTTCCTCAGCTCCGGGAATCCCGATGTGCTTCGCGATATGCTCCAGCGCCTCATCTCCCTCGCCAGGGCCGAAGACGTGCATCTCAGGCATGTGATACTTCCCCACGCCGCTATTGTCGAAAAGGTGAGTCACCACATGGCCGCCGTTTTCAGCCTGCTTAATCTCAATGTGGTGGATTTGCCTGCCCTTCGGCTCGCGCTTTACCGGCGATTTCATCGAGCCCTCGCCCGCTACATGAGTTGGCATGAAGTAGCCTCCCGAATCATCGAAAAATCTATGAACATGAATCCGCTGGTCACTTCGGCCACCCGCTGGCCATTTCGGTAGAGGCGCCAGTCGTGCCCATTTTGGCGAGTCTCGTATCGGCCGGGCTGCCTGATGGAAAAGATCACAGGACCCCCAATTTGGCATCAGAGCGGCGCTCTCGATTGCGCACCGCCACAAGAAGCGGAGCCACCTGAGCGACTGAACGAAGGCGCCGCGCTCTTGTCGCTGTTCCAAACCCATCGAGAATGTTTGCCACTGACTGGCGCGCAACGCCAAAGTGATCCGCAATCTCTTTGTGTGTCTTTCCACGCTCACGCATGGCGAAGGCTTTTTCTTTGTCGATGAGGGCGTACTTTCTCAACGCTTCCTCCAGTCCATACTGTGAGTCCCATGCCCCAGGATGCGATTCGCCTTGGCGTCGATCTTCGCTTTCGAGGACGCGCTCAGCTTTCCGTGCTTCACCATCTGGGTCGCGCGCGCCTTCGCGTTCGCGGCGTGAGATTTATCGGGCATGGGGTATTTTCGTTCGCCTGGCAGTCCGAATTCCGAGCCTGCGAGCCGGTTACGCTGTGCGGCGTGAAGTTCAGCCATGTTGCCTCGGCATTACTTCAAAGTACGGCCACCAACGCCCGCCAATGAACGCGCGGAAAGGGGAGTTGGGGCCATCATAATCTCTTCCCACGTCACCGCTGATTGGCTCAAAGGTTCCGATAATGGGAGGGGGTCCGTTTATGGCCTCGCACATCTCAGCAGCCCAAAGAAACTGGCAACCGGGGCAACCGCAATTTCTAATGTACGGATGATCACTCATTTTCAGCTCCATTGAGTCGCGGGCTGCCGCGGGATGTACTGCTCCGCTCGCGCCGGCAACGGCTTCACGATCATCTGACTGATTCTGCTCTCGAGATACCTGGTATTGTGCACGACAAGCCCCGAGCCAACACAAAACGCCGAAGTGCCGGGAACCGTGAGGCAGTACACATCATGGCTACCCGCGTTACTTACGCCGACGCAAGACACCAGCGCACTGTCGATTGCAGCAGGATTTCTTACTGTACTTACCGACCATGAAATCCTTGCCACAAGCCATGCAAACACGTTTCTCGTTATCAGCACCGCTCTCGCGGCGATGCTGTGACTTGCAGTTGTTTGAACAGAATTTGTTTTGGCCGGTGACTTGGGTTCGGAAATCATTTCCGCATTGAATACAGGAGAAATCGCCAAGTTTATGCAGTCGAGTTGAATATTGCGAATAGTGCTCTCGATGCCATCGTTTACCGGCCTCAGAGCTATGCCACTCTTTTGCGGCTTCTGTGGCTGCTTCCGGGATTCCGCGTCCATGACCCAACTGATGGTGGCTTGTGTGTTCGGATCTAGGTAGTAGGACAAGGTTTGTTGGTTGGTTGTTCGCCCGGTCATGGCCATCGTGGTGAACAGCGAACCCACTGGGAACCCGCTTCCGATTGAATCTTTCCCATACCCGAACATGGAGCCTACTGCCATTCCGCTGGAAGTATTTTCCGCAGAGGTAGTACCGGAGACCTTCGAACTCTTGGATCGTGGGTGAAATAACTTTGACCATGCCTGCCTCCAATGGATGCGTTGCGATACTCCATTGTAGCATGATTGCCCGTACATCTCCGATGCTTTCTTCCATCCGTCCTGAGTTAGAAATGGATGATCCTCGGTGCAGGTAACTTCTGAATTATCAGAGAATCGAAGTGTGATGCAAGGCGCGTTATTGATGGTCTTTCGCGATCCGATGAATCGCGCCAGTGAGCCATCCCGAGAAATAACCGTTCCTTCATTTCCTACCAGTTCATCAATCCGGGATTGTCCGTGCTCAGTGTGCACTATGGTTTCTCCAACCAGGCAGGCGTCCATCAGGTGATCATTTTCCTTGACAACTCTACCCTTATCGTCTCTCCGATACAAGCGAAATTCTGCGAACCACGCTGATAACGACTTTGCCACCTTCAGACGACCCGTCGAGAGACGGTTCCAAACGGCATAAAGACCGCTTTCGACTCCATTGTCTGCCACGCTGAGATGCAGGCCCAAATCTCGATAGTCGGCAAGAAGCTGGCGGCCGTCGGTTTGACCTCGTCCGCGTGAAGCAGGATCAATAAATCCAGGTATCCAATCACCTGCGGCCTTGAACTTGGCGACGTGAACAGCGGGCTCGTCGTGACCACCTTTGGCGGCATGGTAGAGCCACAAACAGTCAATCTCGCGCTCATAGGCCCCCCAGATGCCCGCGGTGCAGTTCCAGCCCACGTCCATCCCGTACCCACGCGGCCACCAATCGGGGATTGGAAACGGATCGAAAGTGAATTCTGATTCTGGAACCGGGTAAATCGCTCCAGCCCCAAGCTGCGGGATGCCCTTGCTTCGCGCGTCGCGCTGGAATGGGGGGATGCTGGCCCAGAGGTCTTTTTTCGCCTGCTCATTGAGGTGTGGTGCATCGTCCCAAGTTGCCATCACCGTGTACTTCGTCGCATTGGGCGCGCGCTCGGTGAGCTGACCTCCAGGCATGAATTGCAGCACGACATCGGACATCCCAAGCAGCGGCGTGAAGGTACACATAATCATTCCGTCGTTCGTCATCGTGCGCAGCAGGCATTCCGTGTAAACGTCGAGCGGCGGCTCCTCATCTAACCAGATAACATCCTTCTCTGTACCTTGAAAAGAGATAGAGCCCTGCTCATAACTCTTAAGCCCGCACTCACTGATGCCGCCTGATTTGTGCCTCACGTAGATGGTGTCGATGGAATCCGCGCGCCCAGGTGCCCGAGGTGCGCGCTCGATGCACTCAGCGGGAATCAGGCCTGTTCCCAGAGCTGTGGTTGGGCCGAGTAGTTTGAACTGGATGATGTCGCGGACGGTCAACCCCGTGTCGCCCGATGCCCACGCCCGAATCGGCCTTTCGAATCTTCTTCCCTCCCACCACGCCGGATACCAACCCGTGAGATGGAGTGACAATTCGTAACCCCCAACGCTCTCCGTCTTGCCAATACGGTTCGCGGCCAGCATGAGGCGTTCTCGATAACTACTTCCCGCTCGAAAGAATTCAAGATGTTTTGCATAAAGCTCCCTTCGCAGCGGTCCGGTGTCAGGAAAGTAGCTGAGGATTTTCCGCTCACGCGTGCGCCGCTTCAACTCCTCCGCGATGCGGATTTCCTCGAGGATTTCCTCGCGCGTCATGGTGGCGATGTTTCTCATTCGCCCCTCAGCTTCGCCAATCGCTCTTTCAACGCTTCGTCCGATTCAGAGGCTAGACTTATAGTTCCGCTGTGCTCGGTCTTGTCGTGCAACATGCCCAGATGCCGGCTAAGCAACTCCAGCGCCTTCACGCGATCGCTAAGTTTAATCTTCGTGCGAAGGACCTGTTTTCGCTCTCCGTCGCCGGTTCCTCCGGTTGTGTCCTCTGTCAGCTCCTGGACGGCCGCCATGTGATCGCGGTTGCAGTTCGACATGTCGAGCACATATTTCTCGCCATCCTTGCGCGTGAAGTCATCGAGATTCGCGAAAGCTATGCGGCGGAGCTGCTGAACGATCTCGGTTTCTTTAACATCAGTGCGGGCAGCTCTGGCCGCTTGTCCCTTTGCGATCAAAGCCTTTACCCTTGCATCGTCTAGCAAACGACAAGCGGCGTTATCCGCACTGGCTGGAGAATAACCGCTCCTAATCGCAGCGGCTTGTCCGTTGAAATCGACGAGGTATTCCATTGCAAACCGCTCTCGCTTGAGGGGCAGCTCCCGGCGTGGTTTGAATGGCTTCCTTTGCATGGCGGCACATTACTCGATCTGGAAGTAACTGTCAATGAACATTTTACCGAGTGCCGCCCTACAACGGCGTGGCCCCTTCCCTCACGTGCGCCATGCCGGATTCTTTTTTCCCCGCAGCGTTGATCTCTTTGACGAGCATATTGAATCCATCCCGGCCACCAGGATCGGCGGCAAGCTCTTTGGCGCGTCGCTCCCATTTGCCAGGCTCG